CCGTCACCCTTAGCACCAACAACGGTGACATTAACAAACACCGCATCACGGTAGCCGGTCTGCACACGACGAGTTTCACGATCAGCGAACGCACCGTCGTTTTTACGAGAGTCGTACACGCGGGCAGGTGGATCAACAAGTTGCATTTCAAATTCCTTTAACGGTTTCGGTGCTCGAGGCTCGAACACTTGGTTTTGGATCTGGGTATAAATACCGTCACCGGGGCAACGGGTAGAACCGATATCACGATGACCGATCACCGGAACATCACGACCGATCTTACGGCGAGCGAACCACACGAGATCCCGAACTGTTTCTGTCATCTGCCGGTTACACGCATCTTGCCAGTCCACCATGCACAACACAACCCACGTGACACCGTTGTAATTCTTGTTAGCTGCCGGAATGAAATCAACACCCCTGATTTCCCATGACACACCCCGCTGATCGACAGCAACGCTATAGCCGAGGCTGTAGCCTCTGCCGTTAACATAGGATCGTTGCATGTTCTGCAGGTATTCCGCGGTGTCCAAGTTAGCGGTTTTGTCTGCGGTGTAATGGATCACAATGTTCTCGACACGTGACCAGTCAACCGAGCGTGAGTCCGTGTGCTCGGCAATCTTGTAACCGGGCTGTTCCCACGTTGAACGCTGTCTATCAACCCAGCTCATCTGCGATCACGCCTCTCGTTATCTTTCATAGCGAACTGGACGCTGAGGTTCAGATCGTTGAGAACATCTTTCAAACCGTTCATAGCCTCGATGTTCCGTTGATTATCATCGCTCATCATTCTCATAATCGACGCTCGTTCTTCTTTTGATTCCCTGAGCACACGCCACAAAAGAGTCGCTAGCACACCGGCGAAAGCGGATGCAGCACCAAACTGAGCGAGAATCTCGGTAATGCTTAAGCTTGTTGATTGCATGCACCCATTCTACACGGTGACAAATGTCACTGTTTAATAGAACGCCGATACTGTTTCACCCAACGCATCACAGATATGCCGTAACCAGCGGACGCGAACGACGACACACCGCCAACAGCTTTAGCCCACGGTCTCACCGTGTTACCAATCCTGTAACCCTCAACCTCAAACGCCGCATCTAACCCGAAACCCAGATAGATACAACCAACAGCCGCAACACACACTGCGGCACCCACAAAAGCAGACGCAACATCCGCTACCACTTTGTTAGACCTGTCTAAATTGAACGCAATCACAAGCAACACTGCCGCTGATGTGAACACCAGAAATGCCGCAGGAAGATCACCGAGGCTATACACGTCGCCGTCTCCCTTTCAACAATGCTGATAGCACCCAGATCGCTAACAGCGGAGTCGAAACCATTGAAGCTTGTTGCAATGTTTCTGCGATCTGATTCGAGTTCGTGTCAAACCATTCACCTAAACCTTGCAAACGGTTGTAGTACGCGATCGCATACCAACAGTTCGACAACGCCCACACACAAATGCTTACCAACAGCAACGAACCGCTCTGGATACCAGCCCGCCACGCAACCCGTGCCCACAACAACGCGACAACAACAGCGGTACCGTTACCAACAAACTCGATGACAGCGGCAGCTTCTTTCATCAGCTCGTTGACCCTATAAGGCCGATCATCAAAATGGCCGACACGCTGAAGACGAGCACAGCGACACGCATCATGACGGCGGATCTGGGAAGTCGACGGTCTCGGCAGGTGTCCACGTTGACGGGAAGTCACGCAACGCCTGACGGTAATCAGCCCAAGCTTCACCGTCTACGGGCGCGTCGTTGACTTGTGTCCAGTCGCAGTTGGCCAGTAGTAAGTTGCGTAGGTTACGCATACGCTCTTGTAGCCACTCGTCGGGAATGGTTTCGGGGTCTAGTTCTTCGTCTCGTAGTTCGTACATCATGCTTTTCGGTACGTCCCTGTGATCCACATTTGATCCCCGGTGCCCCACGTAAAAGGGGAACTGTTACTGTAGGCGTTTGAAGTTCTGACAGTCGATGAAGCGCTAATTACCCTGTTTACAATCGGTCTAGCGTTGTTCCCACTTTCCTGCAAATACGCAATCCCAACGTGTCGTTCACTAGCGGACACATCAAGGGCGGTTGTAATACTGTTGAAGTAGCCTGCCGCACTATTTGCTTGCACCGGTAGACCGATGCGAACACCTGAAGAAATGGTGCTAGTGCTTCCGAGAGTCCAAAAGAAACTGAAGAACACGAGGTCATTCACCTGTATATATTCGGCGGTGTAGGTGCCGTTACCGAGGCTGCAGAAATTGAATGTAGGCGTCCACGTTTGAAGGTCGCCTATCTGATTGAGTTCGGCTGCTGTCAGTACGTCGCCAGACGCAAACGGAAACGGACTTGTCATCACTCAACCTCTTCTTCGGGTTTGTCGGTGCCTACCTGTGCGTCAATCCACGCCGACCATTCGTCGGTGCTCATCGGCGTAACAGTGTCGTCAACCTGCACGCTAGTCGGCCAATTCGTCGCCATGCCGTTATCCTAACTTGTTTCCTGAGCTAAGCTTGCCGTAAGTATCATCGTTCAACACTAGCAACGGACCGTTCGTATCGATACTACCAGGCGCCAAATACAACTGTGTGTCCCATGTTTCAGGTGTAATCCTATGAGAAATACCTTGAACAACAACAGCTCTCCATAACGGATCACCTACACCAACAGGCGTAAGCTTAACCGCGACGTTGTCTGTTAGCTCTAAAGATGAAACAACAGGCAAAGCTTTGCTCGTATCGGAACGCACGTTAATACCAAGCTCAGTGATCCGTGTTTTAGGTTGCGCAAACCTTGACAACATGTTGGATGCAATCTGTTCGGCTGCTTCCGGGTTGTCTTCCATGAGGGCATCAACGCTACGACGAGAAACACCGTACTCGTTAATGCTATTCGTATCTTCAACAGTTACAGAACCGTGACGATAATTCACGACAACACGATTGACAATGGTATCTAAAGCGTGGCCATCAACGTTGATAACAGAATACGGAGTGTCGTTTCGTTCATCGTCGAACAACGCGACAATGTTCGTTGTGCTTTTCGACGTTCGGTTTTTGAACGTAAGCTTGTTTTCTTTGGAAACAAACGCGTCGCCAACCTCGATAGCGGCAAGCTGATCAGCGAGATCTAAAACGTTTGCGCCTGCCGTGAAATACGATGACACTGCTTGATCACCTGTTTGGATGTCAAACAACGACGGCACGTTAATTGTTAACTCTTGAATACGGTTCAGGCGCGTGCCGGTGTCCTCACCGCTGAAACCAAACACAGCATCTGAAAGCTCGGTTGGCGGTATAGCAGTGTCAGAAAGATAGACCTGCCCGATACTTCCTCGAGCTCTAATTTGCAAAAACGTTTTAACTATGCCCACAATGTTTTGTGTGCCTGCGGTCATGGCGACAGTTGCCAACACGGAACCGTTTAGATAGACTGTCAACGTTGTTGAAGTTGCGACAACATACACAAAGTTGCCGCGCTCACGGGGGTAACCCGGTGTGCCGAAATAGGATGCTTGCACGTTGTCTGTAATGTTTGAATATTCGACAGTCATGCTTGACCCGCTGTAGCTAACATATATGCCGTCATTGATAGCCGTTAACGCCAACACGTTCCCGCCGTCAGAACCCGCCCCGCCATTGTACTCTTGGTTGAAACACGTTGAATCAACAACAAACCCGGCTACCTTCAATTTTCCTTGAGTAAACGGAACCGGATCGGAACCGACTCTCGCTAACGTGACACCCAAACTACCTACACGTGCAGCCATCAACACCGTGTCACCTGCCGCAACATCAGACACGTAAGCGGTCGGGTTCGACGACAAATACTCGTGCACGTCAACAGCCACGTTGTTAATCTCGTCGTATATGATGCCTGCCGTCGGGTTAGTCAACGGCCAATAAAAACTATTCGACGTCTTGTATTTGTCTACAACGCTTTTTTGTAGTGTCACCGGTGCATCAACTTGACGCAGCACGCGAGACAAGTCGACCAGTTGCAAACGAGATACGGCGTCAACGTTCGGCATCGAATACGACGTAGGCCAACCGTTGACAAAACCGTGATACAACGTGTATGCAACGCTGTTGTAGTTCACTCGTATGCGCATCGGCACCATCGGTTTAAGATCACCGTGATAGGGGCTTGACGTGTACTCCGGGTCGAAACGACGATCAGAATTATCTAACGAGATGCTGGCGCTACCCGCTCCAAACGTTGTGTATTCCGATTTCTTGCCTCTGCTGATTTGAACATCACGCGCATATGCCGACACATCTGTCCATTGAGGCGACGCGTCCAAAGGCGAGTAACCGAAAGCTATTTCAACAATGATTGTTGCGCCGTCAAAAGCAGGCATCATGCCACCAAATCAGACGACAAACGAGAACCACCGTTAACTGCATACTCGTTCAACACTTGAACAATTTGACGACCAACCTGTGTTCCGTCTGTTCCAATACCAGCGTTCACAGTGACATTGATTTGCTGCTGTGAACCTGAACCGGCTCTAAGCTTGTTGTTAGGAACAACATTCCCGCTCACTGTAGGAACAAACATCTCTGGTCCCTGCTCACCGATCATGTACGGCATGCCGCCTCTAACAAGACCACCTGCTGCTCTTCTACCAGGAACACGACCTGTTAACGGAACAGCATCCTCGGAGAACAAACCGCCAACGAAACCAGCTGCACCAGTAAGAGCACCAGGTATACCGAGCGTTGCTACACCAGCGAGTTTCTTGGAGACACCACCAGAGAACGCTTCAGAGAAATCGTCAGCGGCTGTTCTACCTGCTTCCGCGAACATGCCTTTAAACAAATTCAAGATGGCTTTCACTGTCAACAGGTTAGACTCGGCCAGCGCTTTACCGAGAGCAGGTAGAAACTCTGTTGCGAAAGCTTTAGCGAAAGTACCGATAGCTTCCTTCGCCGCGTCAATCGTATCGTTGTTTTGGTCCTCGCTGTTCAACCACTCCCACAGCTTCTCACCGAGTTCCTCGGTTTTCTCGGAGATAACATCTGACGCGTCGTTCTTGATCCAATCACCAAGCGAGTTTATCCAATCTGTCGCAGCGCTAATAGCGTCAACAGCATCGGTTTGAATCCAGTCGATCAACCCGTCAGCAAGCTCACCGGCTTTCTCAGAGACATACGGAACACCCTCGTCAATGAACCATGTGCCAAGAGATTCAACCCAATCCCAAAGCTTAGCGATCGTGTCAACACCGTCTGTTTGAATCCAGTTCCACAGTGCATCAGCGAGCTCCGCTGTTTTCTCACCGAGCCAGGGAAGACCCTCGTCGATAAACCATGTGCCAACGGATTTCACCCAGTCCCAAAGCTTGCCGAGTGTTTCAACGCCGTCTGTTGACACCCAGTTCCATAGCGCTTCAAGCAGCACGAGTGTTTTCTCACCTAGCCAAGGAAGCGCGGTGCCAACAAACCATGCACCAACATCTTCGAGCCAGCCGCCAAGCTTAGCTAAAACTTTTGGTCCATGTTCAGCGATCTGTTCCTGTAACAGATCGAACACACCAGCGAACCCGTCTTCTTCGTACGCATCTGAAACGGCGCTCCATGCACCAATGATTTTATCGAGAGCTGCTTCAACCACGGGTGCAAGCTTCTCGCCGACATCGATGAACAACACTGACAACGAAGCTTTGATGCGATCAAGCGAAGCTTGTAACCCGGTGTCCATTGTGTCGAACGCCGTCTCGGTGGCACCAGCTGAATCCCCCATCTCTTGGAGCGTTTCAAGAAAAGCGTCACCGCCGTCAGCGGTCAACGCCAAGACGGCTTGACCTGCTTCGATCGAACCGAACATGTCAAGAACAGACTTGCCGCTTTCTTCTGCTCCTTCAGCTAACGTTGTAAAAGCGGAAACAACATTGCCTTCGGTTTCAAGGAACTCTGTGAAACCGATCCCAGTGAGATCACGGAAATTCTTGTCAGCTTTCGAACCTGCTTTACCGAGCTCCGACAACGCGCTTTTCATTTGCGTCGCAGCGACTTTCGTTGGTGTACCCTTCGCCGTGAGATTAGCGAGAGAAGCAGTGACAGTATTAAAGTTCACCCCGAGCGATGATGCAATCGGAGCAACCTGGAACAGTGAACCGGACAACTCCTCGAAGTTTGTTTTACCAAGACGGACAGCGGTGAACATCAAGTCGGATGCTTCAGTAGCGGAAATGACGTCATCACCGTACGAGTTAACAACCGACGAGATACCGTCAACAGCTGTTTCTAAACTCGTGACACCACCTTTAGCGGCCATCTGAGCTGTTTCAAGAAACTCGAAAACGTTATCCTTCGGAACACCAGCTGACAAAGCCTGGTACAACGATGGGATAACATCGTTCGGTAAAACACCGAACTCCTTGGAGAAATCCTTGGTTTGACCAGTGAGCTTGTCGAACGCTGCTTGTGACTCACCTGGAAGAAGCGTAAACACTTCGTTCATTCCGGTTTGGAACGAAGCGAAATCGCCTAAACCTTTCGCAGCGAACGCTGCAATAGCACCGGCACCAATAGCTAAACCGGCTCCAACCTTCTTACCGAAATCGGTGATCGAGCTTTGAGCCCGTTGCATCCCTTGTGCAAACTGGGCAGTGTTCGCGCTAACGCGAACTTCAATAGAGTTCTTGCCTTTAGCCATCAGTCTAGATCATACTTTTTGATGAGCTTAGAAAGGTTCTTATTATAGGTTTGCATCACCTCGGAACGAATGCTCTCATCGTTCACGGCGTCATACAAAAACGGATTAGGCTTGATGCGTTTCTTCGGCCAACCCCAATGGATAGGACCAGCGTACCGAACCCTAGCTGTGCCTGCTCGAACAACACCAAACTTCTGTGTACCAGAGGAACGAAGAGTTGACAACAATTTACCTGTCAACACAGGAACCATGTTATCCGATTTGCCTTGAACGATTTTCGCTGCTTTCAAGTTTGTTGATTTCAACTCGCTTTTAGCAGAGTTCTTGTCAACAGCATCAGTGAGCCGGTTAATGGAACGACGAACCTGTCGAGAATCAACAACAGCGTCGGTCTTCTTCATTTCGCTCTGGCTTTCTCCTGCTCGTTCGCTTTATCGTTCAACACTTGAACAATAGCATGTAACATTCTCGAGTCCTCCATTAACGATGACGGAGAAATCCCTGTTGCAACAGCAGCCGATGCAACCAGGTATGTTACGCTGTCTCGTCTAAAGGGACGTTTGCCTCGTCGTCAATATCGATAGACGCGACACCTTCTAGCCAACCGTCGAACGGTTTCGGATTAGAACCAGCAAGCTTAGACGCGTGCCAACCAAGCCAATACAAATACTCCATTCGAATATCAGCTTGGTTGAACGCTTTTGCGATACCAATCTTGTGTTGTCGTTCGAACTCAACCTGAGTTTTCGGAGTGACAGGATACACCTGTCGGTTTCCGTCGACGGTTGTTACAGCTACCTTAATTTGGATCATTGCAGTCTCCTAATGATTTTAGTTGTTACGAGGTTGCTTTAGCGATTGCCCCAGAGATAGGCCATGAGATAGAAGCGGAAGCGAGATCGCCAACGGTTCCATCAAGAATCGGCCACTCGGTGACAAGCACTGTTGCACTAAACTGTGGGTTGTCGGCAGACGTCGCGTCACCCGTTGGCTTCACGGTGACAGGGGTCGTTGCTCCAACAAGCGGGTAAACCGTTTGATGAACCTCGCTTGAAGCGAAATCCTCGTGGAAGCTTAGCGACACGCTGTGGTCACCGAGACCAGCGACCCGCGTTACAGCGGTATCACCGAAAGCGGTTGTTGCAACTTCTGCATAGTTTTCGGAAAGAGTCACTGAAGCGATATGGTCGGAAAGGTCGACGCCGCCGATTGTGATCTCAGGGTTGGTGATGACGAACTTGGCCACAGGCTTAGTCCTCCTCTGATTCAGCGCTGTCGGTTTTGACAGCGGTTTTCTTTGATGTTGCTTTACGTAGATGACCTGCATCAACAAGATGCTGGACATCCACTCCAACGAGATCGTCTTCAGTGACAATCTCACCGGGTTCACGTCCGCACACGTTACGCGCACCAACGATTTCGAACTTTGTGTTACTCATGACTATTCCAACCTATCATAAACGCTTTGAATCACGCGTGAACCGTGACAGAAAAATCAACAGCAAGATAATCGGCATCACCTTGTGACACCATTCTAATGTTACTAGCGGAATCAACCAGGAGCGTCTGGCAAACACCGCCTAAGCTTCGATCAGCTTCAATAGCTTCTCGAATGCTTTTATCACCTGAGTACGACATGAACGCGTACAACGATTTCTGTGAAGCTCGTTCAGATGAACGACCAACAACAACTGTCACAGTGAACGGAACTTCAACAAGACCACCAGAGAAATCGTTCCAATATGACACGGATTCAGGTAACACAAACGAACACGGAACAGCGAACACGTCAGGCACATGATCGAACACGCGTAACCCTGTGATAGTCGCCAACCGTGTTTCAAGACCTTGAGCGAGATCAGATATAGACGCTGACATCAAGCTACCTGCACAGCGTCCTTACGGAACGGAGCTAAAAGAGCCATCGCGACAGGGTGCATCGCTTGACGCAACCGCATGATACCGATATCACCGAACCCTGCGATACCAAGAGGAGCATCAGCTGATTTGTACAAGCTGATCGCTTGGATCTTCGCTGCCTCGGTCACTGAACCAGGCACATAGCTATGCGTATGACCTGATTGACCTGAAGCAGCCAGGTTCCATCCGAACCTAGCTGTGACTTGTACCAATGCTCTACCGTAATCAAGCGGCCACTCACGCGCTTCTACAGACCTTATACGCGTATATGGCCAGATCTGACCTGACATGCGACCGTTAACAGGTTCAAGCTGGTAATCAGTTGTTGACCACGTGGTTTCAAACACGCCGTCAGAATCCTCATCTGTTTTAACCACGAGACCTGTTGTTGTAGCGACATCATCGATATGCACGATCCAAGGTGTAGACGCAACAAACACGCGTACCACTGGGTCATCGTCAACAATGAACTGCCGATCACAATAAGCTTGAACCATTGTTGTTGCAGCATCAATAGAAGCCTGCAACCTTGCGTCATCAACCGTGTCGCTGATGCCGAGGATTTCTTTTAGATCTGATAGCTCAACAAGATCAGCCATTGCAATACTCCTTCAACGAGATCATATCACTCGCTGTCGGAGCTCTCAACTTTCTTAGCACGTGAAGTTTTACGAACCTCACCTGGTGCCTTTGTTGCTTTCTCAACAGGCTTAGAACCCATGTCAAACAACTCAGGCTTCTCTTTCACAACAGCGCTAGTTGATTCGAACGCCATTCCTGTGCGAACACGAACACGTGTGCCGTCTTTCAAAGTTGTCACACACGTGAGCTTAGCTACAACGTTTGCCATTATTAAAAACCTTTCAAATAGAGTGTCTCGTCCCACTAGGAGACTGCACTAGTTCTAGTGGGACGAGACGACTGTTCAACGAATCAGGCGGTCTGCAGGATGCGGAAGCCGAGATCGTTGATGCTATCGAAACCGTGACGTGCATAGGCGAACCATCCACGCTGACCGGTTGGGCGATTGTTGCCCGTAGCAAACAAATGCGGGATCAACTCGATCGACATGCCTGCGCGCTGCGCAACCAGGAAGTTCGAGAAATCACCAACAACAAGGATATTGCCAGCTGCACCAGTGAACTCTGGGGCATAGTCGGTTGTACGGATCGGACGACCGAACAACGTGCCGATGCCACCTGCTGAGAGATCAACAGTGTAGTAAGCAGAGTCAGCTCCAGCTGCGAACGAACGAATCTCGTTCTCAACATCGGTTGACATGATCCAGGTTGCATTCGCACGGTAACGCTCTGGGAGCGACTTCCATGTGGCAAGCAAATCAGCTGCAGCGAACGTACCAGCTGATGCTGTTGCAACCTCAACATTGGTGTTCGCGTCAAGCGCAGTGAAAATACCGGTTGGCTGTGATGAACCTGAACCAGTGATCGTTTGCTGTGCAACAAGATCGATGTAACCGGCGTCCAACAAGCGACGCATTTCAACTGCGAACGCTGGGTAGTCGGCTCCAACCTCGATCGAGTATGGAATGAAACCACGTGCAGAGTAAACCGGAACGGTTGGCTGCGCGAGCGTCGGTGAATCATCTGAAACCTCAGCGGCTTCAGCGTCATATGACCATGAAACACCAGCAGATGAAACACCTTTCCACTCGTCAGTGGTGATCGTCACAGTGCGGCTGATATCAAGAACCGGTGCAGCGGTTTCACCTGAGGTCAACACGATCGACGGGTCGATCAACACTGGGATACCGAAACCACCTTCACTGTCTGTTCCTTCTGACATTGCGCGGTACTCATCGAGAGCACGAGCTTCATCAGCGGTGAACGCTGGATGTGACTGGGTGACACCCTTCTGGAAAGCTGAACGATACGCGTCGCTCTCAGTGAGAACCATGCGCTTCGCAACAAACGAACCGTTCGAGTTACCATTCGATGAACGCAGAAGAGCGTCAACATGGTCACCGCCACGTGCACTGAGATGTGAACCGTTTTGATCAAGAAGCTTGAACGCTGCGTCACGGATCTGCTGCTTGCTTGCCATGTTGAGATCAAGCTCGGTTTCAACTTCGCGCACAACCTGTGGTGCATCGAAACCGGTTGCACGCTCAGTGGCAACCTCGCGTGCAGCTGCTACACGAGCTTCACGCTCAACAAGCTTAGCGCGCTTCTCGAGAAGAACCTCGAGCTGTGACAAACGCTCGTCAAGCTGGAGATCTTCTTCCTCGGTGATTTCTTCTTTCTCTGAAAGCTCGAGAACTTGTGAACGAAGTTCTTCGATTTCAGAATTGAAATTTTCAATAGACATTTCTAATCCTTACGGTGTGAAAGAAAGGCAACAGCCTTTCGTTGATTAACAGTCCTAGCGTGGCTAACAGCCGGAGCATCGGAATCCGATACGTGGATATCATCCGAGGTATCAGAATCGGCGAGCGATGAAACATCGGTGCCGTTAGTTAAAAGACGAGCGATCTCTGAACGAACATCAGGATCCGTTAAAGCTTGTAGCGCGTCACGAGAACGAACACCAACAGTTGTCTGCTCGTAAGCAGGGAACACAACAGGTCCAACCTCGTACAGCTCGATCTCGCTGATCGAACGTTCATCAACACCGTCTTTGCCACGAGACCAATCCTCGTCAACAACACGGAACCTGAACGACATGCCTGTAACACCACCGTCACGAATAGCGTCACGCACAGGTTCAACAAGCCAATTGTCACTCAACTTTGCTTTCACACGCAAACCGTGTGAATCCTCTGAGATAGACGTGATACGACCCAACGGAATCGAACCGATCAACGGATGTGCACCATGATCAAACTGCAACACAGGTGTGCGCATACCAAGCGTGCGCTTGAACGCACCTGGAAGAATACGCTCACGATACTCGCCAGCGAAGTCAGATATATCTGTCCACTCGTTAAACACGGCGCCATAACCGTCAAGCGTTAAACCATCCGAAGCTTTAGCTCGGAAATCAACTTGACGAACAAGGTTGTCCGTGTCTCGTTGAACCATGACATCATTCATTGTTTCATCCTTAAAAAACGATTTGGCAACGTTAATTGTTTCAATGCTAACACCACGAGCAAGCGACTCGGCGTTATCGAGAACGTCACCATCTGTTAAATGCAAACCGTTAAACCAGCTACGAGCATCACCAAACTCGTCTGATGTTAACGTTCCACAAGCAAACGATATAGCGACATCCTTTAGCTCGTCGTCGATCTTGCCTTCAGCGTCAAGAACAAAATTCGCGGCTTCGCGCCACATCTCTTCCGGTACTTTCACTGCTCGTCCTCGGCTACAACAGGATTACCTGATTCATCTATCGGCAACGGCTGCAACTGAACAGAATACAAACCGCTGTGAACAAGCTTAGTGAAATCACCAGAGGTCACGGCGTCAACAATCGTAGTCGGATCAAACCCCGCTCGCACCAAAGATTCCATGGTTGTAGCTTCACGAGCTTTAATATCAGCTGCGTCCAACACGTCTTCTTGAAGAAACGCAACGTCACGATCATCGTACCAGAGTCGAACACTCGCATCAGGTTTCACTAACAAGCTCTCGAGAGCAGCAGCAGCGGAACGCCACAACGGACGAATCGTTCCATCCGCGAACCTGCGACGAGCAGCAACATAGTTACCTGAATTCAACGCGGAACCAGCTAAACCCTCGCTGATACCGAGATAAGACGCCGGTACACCAGCTGCAGCAGCAATCCTGGTTTCACCTGCACCTTGAACCGCTTTCAAATTCAACTGCTCAAAATTGGCGCCAATCACTTTCACGTCAGCGCCGCCACCAAGATACAACGTTTTGAACGCTCGATCAACACCTTTATGCGAAGCATCCATATTCGACACGAAAGTCTCGAACGCTTCCTTTGTCACTGTTGGATCAAACGACACAACAAGATTAGGTGTCGCGCTGTTACGCATAAACGAATGCTTGTACCTGCTGAACTGATCGTCAGATGTCACGTCCTCTAAAACAGTTGACAACCATGTACGACCACGGAACATGTGCATCGGATCAGGCAACGGTTTAAAGTGGCAAACCTCTTCAGCGAGAAAGAACGCTTGCTCGTTATTCAACTCGTCAACCACGGAATAGCCAACAAGCTCGCTACCGTATGAACGACCGGTTTCACTTGAAACCACGTCACCTGTGACAATCATCGTACGAGCAGGATCCAAACGTACAAGCTCAGGACCAAACCGTGTTTCACGTTTAATCCAATAGCTGTTGCCATACAAATCGGCGTCAATAACCATACGCGACAACAAATCGCCTGTTGTTGCGTTAACCCATGGACGCTCAACGGCAGCGAGCTCCTGGTTACCAAACAAATTACCTGACTGCCCATCCTGGAAACGCTGCCACTGGAAACGAGCCTCGCTGAACACAAGCATCCGAGCATGAATACAAGCAGCAACAATCGGATTCACTTGACCTTGCAACGCTGTCAACTCGGTTGAACTCACGGCAGGAGACACATAGCGATTACCGTTAAACGAGAAATTCTCGAACAACCGCATGTAATCGTTCCAAGACAAACCTTGTGACCTGGACTCTTGTGCGAACAACTTCGCAAGCATCTACTCTCGCTCCAATGATAAACCGAACAATGTCATAGCAACACCTGCAGTAATAATACCAGCAGGCAAAAACATTAAACCTGCGCCAACAGACACCAATGCTAACCCGGAAGCTTGCAACAAAACCGCTTTCACAACAAAAAATCCTTTCATTAACTAAACGCCGCCCATACCTCTGCGCCACTCGTGGACAACTGCTCACGAGCGTTCGCTCGATGAAAAGCGATACACAACGCCACAGCGCCGTCGATCTTTCCACGCGACTTGCCTTTCGACAACGTGAAACCTGTTTCGTTCATCTTAGGAATCGCGTTCAACACGTGAGCAGTGAACTCCGCGTTAGGGGCATGCAACAACTCTCCACGCTTAATCGCTTCGAACGTTGCACCAACAGCAGGAGTCATACGCTGCAAACTCTGAGGAATCTCAACCATCGGCAACCCCTCGTCCAACAACATTTGCGCAGGTAAATCAAAAAACCTTGGATCAAACGAAACCTCGCGCACATCAAACCGGTCGCTAAGCTCACGCAAAAACGCCATCACATCCGACACGTCCAACGAACCATCCGCGGTTGGATTCCAAATCTTTGCATCAGAATGCCAAACACCATCCTCGTCCTGCTGAACCCACACAACAGCGGTTGAATCATGACGCAACGCAACGTCAACACCAATCCATGTAGCGGCACCGTCAACCATGTCGAACGGAGACTCAAGAGAATCCCAAACAGCTTTACCGTCTTGACCAAGCCAGCAATCAGCACCCTCGAACCATTGACCCAACCGGAAGATACGGAAATGAGACTCGGGTGACATCTCAACCGCCATCTCCAAAGCTTTACGATTCATGTACCCGTGCTCCAACGCAGGATTAGCTTTCTCCCACTGTGACTGGTCACGAATATCACAGCCATCGTCACCAGCGAACTCGGTGAACACGAAACCATTCGGCAACTGTCCATGACGAACACGCTCACGTGTTTCCCACAAAGCGTTACGCTTATCCAAACCAGGTGTACCAATACCAACAACAAGAGACGAAGGTCGCTTACCTGAAGCCAACAACATTGACTGCCATGAATCAACAGGCATGAAACCAATCTCGTCAACAATCCCAAGCGACATATCTAAACCCTGCAAAGAATCAGGTTCATTCGAACGAGGAAACAACTCGCCGTAATTCAACGGAGTCATAATCCGCTGCGAACCGATACCAGTGTAAATAAAACACCGAGACGACAACTCCCACTCTTCACGAACCATCGCGAGCGCCACACCGTACACAGATGTCACAGCCTGCTGGATCGTTGTCGCAACAATCGGAATCTGTGGAGCACCCGAATCATCTGGATCAAACAAAGCCCAGATACCAAGCGCAGCGAGGAACGTCGACTTGCCGTTCCCACGACCAACCGACATCACAGCAGCCGACACGTCGTTACTTAAAACCTGTTCAAGCCATTCCTTCTGATACGGAGCAAGCTTAAGAGGTTTCCCTGCTCCGTACCCTTTCGGAGATCGGCAATACGTTTCAATGAACCTAATCGCACGAGCACACCGAGAACGCGTCTTCCAACGAAGCCAAGCACCATCGGACTCGTTCTCAAGCTTCTTCGCGTTGTTACGCTTGCCCATCGAACGATCGCCGACTTGCACGAACTTATCTGACTGCTGTTTCACCATGACATCTCAAACCTATCAACTAGGACTCGTCCGCTGCTCGACCGCGAAAAGCCAGCCGAATGTAAACAGAAGGATGGGTACGGGTC